GGAAACCACTTGGCCATGTCGGCCGCTTCAAAGCTGCCCGCCTGCCCTTGGTAAGCGATCGCCTCCAGCGCCTGCTGCATCTGCTTGGGGTCGGTGATCTTGGCGTTCTGCCCTAGGGCGTTGATCATCTTCGCCGTATCGACGCCACTGGATCCCTGCCCCACGACAAACTTGGCCGCGACAGGCGCGTATTCCAGCGCCTTGCTCAAGTCCATACCGGCGCCGACCAACTGATTGACCACGTCAGCCACATCGTTGCGCGCCATGCCGGTATCGCGTGACGTGTCGATGATCTTGCGCGACATCTCCTGCTCTTGCGGCTTGTTGGCAATGCCGGCCTTGATCGCGATGTCTCGCACAATGGCGCCAAAATCAGCGCTGACCTTGGCCGGCACCGCCATGGCACCGACACCCACAACCGCAGCACCGACAGCGCCCTTCATGCCCTTTACGCCAGAATCAATCTGCTGATGACCCTTGGCTTTCAGCTCGGCTTTGTTGGCCATCTGCCCCATCGAGCGATAGGCTTTTTCCAACCGGCCGACCTCGACCCCCTGCTTTTTCAAGCTGTCGAGGTTCGAGTTCAAACGGCTGAGTAATTTGGACGCACCGGCAGCGCCGGTGTCGTGAGCCTTTTTCCATTCTTCGCGCAGGCGGATGGTGTCGCCAATCGTGCGCTGCAGCACGCGCGCTTTGTTGCCTTCAGCCTCAAGGCGCTTGATGCGCCCGGTCACATCCTTGAATGCGGCGCCGACCGTGGAACTGACGGCACCGCCGATCACCAGCCCGAGGGCGAGTTTGTTTGCCATGTCATGGCCCTCATGTGCCCAGCACTACCGGTGGCAGCTCAATCCGTGAGCCACCACACCATATCCGCGAACGGCATCGACTGGATCTCGGCGGCGGAAAATCCGGTTTCCGCCGCCAGACGTTTCGCCGCCGACTTGATCACGCTGGGGTTAAAGCCCGTCGTCGTTGTCCATGCGAAAATAGCCGGCCTGCAAGCGGTTAAAATCCACCAGCTTCAGCCCCTCCAGATCCGCGACAGGCGCACCGGACAACGCAGCAAACAACACCAGCTCGCGCTGCTCATCGTCGCCACCCACTTCACGGTTGGCCGCCCGCACGTCGCCCACGGTCGGCGAACGCAAGGCCAGCTTGTCGACGGTCACGCCGTTGATTTCGCTCGGACAGGACAGCGTCACCAGCACCTGATCGGTGGTCAGCGACAACCATGCCGGCATTGAGTCCGAATAGTCGGTTTTCGGCACCAGGTGCGAATACGCCGTCTGCACGCGGCGATAGTCGGTCAGTTTGAGGCCTTCCAGATCCTTCAGTCCGACCTCAGCCAGCCCGGCAAACAGCATCAGCTCGCGCTGTTCGTCGTCGCCGTTGGCGGTGCGGTCGGCCGCCCGCACCTCACGCACGGTCGGGTTACGCAGGTTCAACGTCTCGACCTCGATACTGTTGGCCTTGCTTGGACGGGTCAGCGTTACAACAGCGCCGAGCGCACTGAGCGACAGCCAGGCCGGCAAGTTTTTAGTGATTACTTGAGTCATCTGGATCTATTCCTTACAGGCCGAGCGCGTTGCGCACTTCGAGCAGTTGGTCTTTGCCGTCGATCACCTGGATGCCGGCGACCATGTCGATTTCGTACATCAGGCGCCCGTCGATTTCGAGCTTGTAGTAGGTGACTGCAACGGCGTGTTTGATCTCGGCAGCATCACCGGCTTTCCAGTCACCGAGATCGACCTCTTTGAGGCGACCGCGCAAGGTGGCAACGGCCGCTGTCACCGCGCCTTTTTGCCCCTTGAATGCACCACGGAACGTGGCGTTGAAGGCCGTGCCGTCCGCTAGGCCAAAGTACTTCAGCGACTCACGGCGCACGCCCTTGGTGACAAACGAGGCTTCCATTTTTTCCAGCCCCTGATCCATCTCGATGGGGCCGGCCATGCCGCCGCCACGGTATTCGTCAGTCTTGGTGGCCAACTTGGGCAGCGTCATGCTCGGCACTTCGCCGGCAAAATTTACGCCGTCGACGAACATGTTCGTGTTGTACAAAGTTTGAGGAATCATTTGCTACGCCCCCTTAGGCTGCTTCAAGCACTTCGGTCATCCACTGGTCGGTGACTTCGAAAAGGAAATTCGGGTTTTCTGCCGGCGGCACGTCGGTGAAACGGATACGCCAATACACCTTGCCCTGGGCGATCTGGGTGGCCGTGTTCAGTTCGGTGTCGGCGAAAACTTCAAAGTTGATGATCGCGCCCTGGGCTTTGAGGTCGCGCAGGAATGCATCCAGACCGTTGGTGACATCGGCCACATAGGTCTTGGTGATCGAGCGGTCGACCGCCCACTTGTGCCCCGCCTGCACCGCGTCCATGAGGATGAACAGCGTGCGAACGCGAGTAACAAAGGCCCACTTCGGATCGCTCGACAGAGTGCGGTTGCCCCACAGGCGGTAGCCGTCGTCGCGAATGATCGTGGTGATATTGGCGTTGTTGAGCAGGTTGGCCCGGCACGTCTCGTCGCCGTCCAGGTACTCGACCGCGCGGCCGGTACCGGTAATGCCGGTCAATTCCTTGTTCGATGGCGAGGCCCAGAAACCGTACTCAGCATCCGTCCACGCAAACAGGCCTGCTGCCCAAGCCGAGCCGGGCGCGTCGACCGTCGAACTGGTGACGGTGTCCCAGTACTTGACGCCCGGGTCGACCATGAACAGGTTGCGACTGCCGAAGTTATCGGCGTAGGCCATGGCGGCCTCGTCGGTCGTACCCGGGCCGTCGATGATGCCGATGGCGCGCAGTTTCTGCGCCACGCTGTCGATGGCCGTGGCCACCGCCTGAGTCGCCGTATGGCCCGGCGCGATCAACAGCCGCGGCTGCGCGTTGAACAGGCTTTTGCCATCAAGCAGCGCCTGAAGGCCGGTACGCTGACCCGAGGCCAGGACGCCGCCGATGATCGCCGAGGTTTGCAGCGCCGCGTCTTCCAGTTTGGGTACGCCGATGGCGACGATCACCGCCTTGGCTTTGACGTAGATCGCCTTACACGCCTTGGTGATCGCCGAGTCAGCGCCGAAGGCGGCAATTGCTTCGCGCTCGGTGGTGATCAATTTTAGTTCGCCGGCCTTGGCCGTGCCGCCGCCGAGTTGGCCCGGGGTAAAGGTGTCGCACAGGCCGATAATCGACGACGACGGCAGCGAGATGGTGCGCGCGCCGGTCTCCACCACCGTGGTCGTGATGCCGTGAAATAAACCACTCATAAGGGTCAGTCTCCAGAAACGAAAAAGCCCCGCAAAAGCGAGGCTGTGAGGGTGTTGGTGTTACGCGTAACGGAATGAAAAACGCCCCGTCAGTGCGGGGCGTTTATTGAGGCTACTCGATCAGCCAGGGCGGCGTGATTGGGCGGTGGTCAGCCAGCGGGAATTGCTCGCCTTGCGGCCAGTCGCGCAACTGCCGGCGATAAGCCTGCAAATGCGCATACTGCTCAAGCGTGAGCGAGGTTGCGCCGCCCTCCTCGACTTCGTCGCGGTGCCGGGACACCAACGGATCAGTCAGGGCCAATTGATTATCACGCCAATTACGCTCAGCAGCGGCCTGCTCTTCAGGGCCGGGAGGCTGACGATCAACCAATACCGGATAACCGTCATCGCCCCACTCGATCGCCTTTCCTGCGGACTGCCCAGCCAATAGCTCAGAGTGATACTCGGGCGTGATGCTCACCGCATCCGGCGGCATAAATTCGTTGATCTCGGGGTCATAAAACCCGCGCTCTGATTTCGAAGAAAACATTCGGGCCACCTTAATATCCGATACCAATAAATCCAACATTCGCAGGCAGCGTCCCCGCGAACGCTCCGACCTGCGTATTGGTTTTTGCCCCAATCGAGACTGGATAAGCGGCACTGCCATTCGAGCAGGTAACCGCTGCGAACAGACAGGCGTTCGGAAAGGCAATCGGCCAGATAGACAGCGCACCCTGCGTACCGAGGTTGGTCGAAAAGATCCACTGGATAATCAAACCGTTCGGCAGTTTTTGATAACCATTGGACTCCAGTCGGGCAGAGAACCCCCCGCCGATTTTCAGCGTTTTCGCGCCATTTCCACCGACTACTTTCCACCCCCCCCCGACAGCAACAACCGTAAGAACCTCACCGACAGCCATCGAATATGGGGAGGAGTTTCCACCAAGCCCGTCAAAAATAAGCAAATCCGCACCAGACGTTACTACTGCGAACGACGCCATTGATGACGATGAATGAGCGATCACGAACATCGACCCCGAAACCACCGAGGAAACCAGCGGCAACCCCACATTGACCGAGCCTGCGCCGACGTTCGATGTCACGAAGCTGCCAACCTGATCAGGTGTCAGGGTGGTGTTGACAGAAATTGCCACCAGCCCCTTGCAATTGCCCTGCGTCCGATTGACGAATTCAGTCGTTGCCAGCTTCTTGCTGCTGTCGAACAGCGGCGGCGTCTCCCAGTGCGGGCCACGCAGAATCGGCGAGTACTTCAGCGCACCGTCGCCCCCCTCTAGCGCCCAGCCTTGGCCGTTATTCAAGCGGCGAAAGGCCGATATCGTTGATTGAGGCTGAGTGAACGGCCCCAACTCGCCATTGATCGCAATCAGTGACTGCCCGGCCTTTGCCTTGAAGGTCGCCCCGTTCAAGCCCGCGAGAACCGTAACGACGGAACCCTGAGGAACAGCGCTCGCATCCGGCAGTGTGACAGTCGATCCCGACCCGCCTACCGATACCAGACGCCCAACGTCGGACGGCGTTAAATCAACGCTCCCGGGATAGGTCACCAGATCCGCATAACTCCCTTGTGATCGATGGGCGAATTCGGTAGTCGCAAGCGATTTGCTGCTGTCGAACTGCGCCGGCGTCGGGGCTGTCGGGTTGCCAAGAAAACTCGGCGAGAGTAACCGGGCAAAGCCATCCGAAATATCCTTAAACGTCAGCGCCGTGGCACCCACGACAATCGGGCCATCGGTCACCAGTTGCCAGATCGTGTCGGCCTGCGTCGTGCCGGATTCGACGCCTATTGTCAGGTTGGGCGTTACCTTTGCGTTGTTGTCGGCATCCTTGGCCCGCGCCCAAGCACCCACAGCCACCACATACGGGCCATTGTCTTTGGCAGCCGCCTGATTCTTCACCAACACGCGGTCGCCGGCACTCAGCGAAACGCCGTCTACAACCTGCAAACCGACTAGGGTGATATTGCCCGTGGTGGCCGCGCGTACCGACTGCTTAATGTCGAGCTTGCTCAGCTCGTCCAGAATGCGCGAATCGACATACTCGCGGGTCGCTAGCACCACCGCCGGATCGATCTTTAGCGTGATGTTGCCGGCACTGGTGACCACGAAGTTCATCCGCACAACTTGCGTGCGCCCCGAGCCTTGCGACAGCAATGGCTTGAAACTCGGCGCACAATTGGCCACCGCGACCAGATCCCCGTCAGCATCGTAGAGGCCGATTTCGCGAATCCACTTACCGCCCTCATCGGCCGGAATGATCTGCTCGGCGATGATCACCGCCG